TACCCCGGCGCAGACCCACAATAGACTCCACATTCCGCAGGTATTCCTGCTTCCGTGCCAAAAATGCCTCACACCGCAGCTGGGGCGAAAACACCGTAATGCCCACATTCTCCGGGTCCTCGTCCAGACCCACGAACAGATGGTCCTGCAGGTTCTGATCCCGAATCATGTCCCGGGAGGCAATCACCCGGCTTTCGCCCCGGGAGAATTCGCCGCACAGCTGGTGCTCGTTGGTATCGATGTTGTGGATCAGCCCCTCGGCCGCCGCATACACCGCCACGCCCCGGCTGGATCCGTCCACACAGTTGACCACCGGCATCCTGATCCGCACCAGACCGATATTGGGCACCGGGTAGGTGCAGGTTTCCTGCAGATCCGCATACAAAGGATGCTCTGCCAGGCTTACCTGCTGACCCAGCTTACCGCTGTCACCGGACCGGTACAGCTGATAGGTGATGGTCAGCTGCCCCTGTTCCACCTGCCTGCGCTCCAGAAGGGTGTAGTAGTACTCGCCGCCCACAGAGGTCTCCACCAGGCCCACATCCGTAGGCACCCCGGCAGCATCCTGACCGAAGATCAGCACATTGCTGCCGGGGATCACACCGATGCTGAACCGATCCGCCTCCGGGCAGGGCTTTAAATAACATTCGCCCTCCACCAGGGCAGTGGAAAAGGCCTTCTGCCGCACCTGCTCCAGGGCATCCAGCACCGCCTGGGCCGCATCCTGCCGGGCAAAGGCCTTGTATTCTCCAAAGGCCGCCTTGGTCAGCTTGGTGACGATGGTGTAGGCCAGCCGCTGACAGGGATCCTCCCCCTCCACCTGGGCGCCGTAGTACAGATTCTTCCAGTTTTCCACCGCCTGTCGCATGGCAGAGGAGGTCCGGTCCGCCATACCAAAGGCGCCCTCATAATCGTAAATGGTCATTTGCCACCTCCGTTGACGATCTGGATCTTCCTGCCTGCCCGAATGCCCTCCTGCAGGCCCTCAATGTAGCTTTCCAGCCGCTTCACTTTCTCGGACAGGTGCCGGTTCTCCTTCACCAGCAGCCGGTTGTCCCGAAACACCGTTTCCTTCGCCCACATAGGCAAAAAATTCTCCAAAAACCACTTTTTCATGCATTTCCTCCTTGTTTTTGTTCTCCAAATTCCAATTTAACGAGTTGTTTGAAATGTTCAAATCGTAGGGGAGGGTCTTGACCCTCCCTGAACGTAGCGATGTTAGATATGTAATGATAGAGGTATTTCTAACGAATTTCGCTAAAGACGGAACATTTTCCGTCAATCGGGTTAGGGAGGGTCAAGACCCTCCCCTACAAAACATTATTTGAAACTGCTCGCTAAATCAGAATTGAAGATCGATCTGCAAACTGTCAACTGTCAACTGTCAACTGTCAACTACCACCTGCCTTCTGAGCACCGTACTGCAAAAGTACCGCACATCGTCCATGGCGTGGTCATTTTCCTTCACCGGTCTGTCCCCCTCGCCCCACTTGTACAGCCCAAACTCCCGGATGCAGTCCTTGCAATCGGACGAAAACCGCAAAATATCCGCCGCCAGCAGACTTTGGACCAACCGGATTCCCGGCAGCACATCGTTCCTGGCCTTTCGGACCGGGAACCGACCCCGGGCGCGGATGGCGGCGATCAGGGAGGCCGCCGAAGGGTCCACCACCACAGATTCGATGGGCCTGTCCCCGGCCAACTGCTCCAGGGCATCGCAATATTGCTCATCGGTGAGCATTTTGCCGGTGGCTCTGCCGTCGTGGTAAAACTCCCCCACCCGCCAGGCCTTGCCCCCGGTCACGCACCACAGCCCTGCCGAGAAGGGATTCCGGGTACCGTAGTCCACGGAAATGTACCACTTCTTGTAATCTTTTGACTTTTCACTCCCCCGGTCCTGCTGACCGTACCGGTTTTTGTCGAAAACGGCGGAATTGTTATTTTTTGACTTTTGGATCCCGGATCCCCCCTCCGAATACAACATTTTGTCGAAAACATGCCGCTGACGGTCAAATTCGTACACCAGGCCCTCCGCCACGCACCACTGACCCAAAACAAAACGCCGGTAAAAGACGCCTGAATAAAGGCGCTTGTACCGACGTTTGATTTGCTCCTGCAGCCCTGGATTGTCCTCCATGGTAAAGTGCAAATGCAGTATTCTTTTTTGTTTGCAGCCCAGGATCCACTGCTTGTAGAACCAGTGCTCCGGCCCCTCCGGGTTACAGTTGAACCAAAGCTTGGAGCCCTCCACAGAGCAACGGGCGCAGGCCTGCTCCACAAAGGACCGTGGCATCAGGGCCACCTCATCCAGCAGCACCCCGGCCAGGGTAATGCCCTGGATCAGCTGGCAGGCACTTTCGTCCTCACCGCCAAAGAGATAGTAGGTATTCTCCCGTCTGCCGAAGGAGACCACCAGTTTGTTTTCGCTGCGGCTCTCCCGGATCCGGAACAGACCGCCCAGCCATTGGGGCAACCGGCTGATCATATTCCGCCGCAGGGCACCGATGGTCTTGCCGCAGATGCCAAACACCTGGTCCTGAAAAAAAGCCATGCTCCACAGGAAAAATCCCAGGGTCATGGCCACCGTCTTGCCGGAGCGAACCGCCCCGTCACAAATGATGCCGTCAAATGACTTCAGCCCCGGCCGATTCCACCAGGTCATGGCAGTCAGCTGCCGTTTGCTGAAGCTCCGGTAGATCATAGGCGTCCACCTCCTCTTTTGATGCCTGCATAATTGCCTCCAGCAGGTTGTTCTCCTCCGGGTTCCAACCGCCGCCCCCAAACAGACCCACATGCCTGCCCAGCAGCTCCAATGCCTTCAGCTTGTCGTAAAACTTCACCTTGATGCCCTTGGAGGTGGTCTCCACCGCGGCAATGGCCGCCATGTGCTGCCCCTGCTTCAACAGGGGCTGTCCCTCCCGGATCTCCAAATAATCCTCCGCCCTGGCAAACCCAATGGCCGCCAGCTCCTGTAAAATCCTTTCTTCCGTCAGTTCCATGCATACCCCCGTGTGTTCGTTGATGGTTAAATTCCAATTTATCGCACACACGACTTGGGTGCAACCGTAGGGCGGGGGCTTGCTCCCGCCGTTCGTACCTGGTCGCTTTTCGTGCGGCGGGAGCAAGCCCCCGCCCTACATTTCGTTGTACGAACGCAACGATAAATCAGAATTTACTCTCAACTTCCCATAAAAAATCGCCGCCCCGGTTGCGCCCGGTTCGGCGTTGCCCCACTCTTGACGATACTATTATACCACAGAATTCTCCAAAAGTCTTCCCGTTTTTTTCCCACCTTATGATTTTCCAAAATGCCCAAAAACCGCATAGCTATGCGGTTTTTTGGCTACTAAACTGTTTAGTTCCAAAAGAAAGTTTCAGTTAACTAATTCATTTTGCCCCAAATTCCAATTCCTCGCGCCAAAGGCTTCCCCTTGAGGGGAAGCTGTCACCGCAGGTGACTGATGAGGTGTAGCCACGGAAAGTGGCGTAATAAGTGTGCTATGTGCTGTCGCACAGCATTTTCTTTGAAAATGCACCCCTCATCCGGCACTTCGTGCCACCTTCCCCCCAGGGGGAAGGCTTTGCTCGCTAAATCAAATTTCGATACCCCGGCAACAAAAAAGCCGTAGGCTTTCGCCTACGGCTTATTTTCTTATTTTGCGTAGTCTGCGCCGTACATCTCAGCCACAGCCTGGTGGGCTGCCTGCTGCAGACCGGCGATCTTAGCCTCGTCCAGCCGGTAGGTGTCCGGGCGCCAGGTGTTGCCGATGCAGCTCTTGCCGGTCAGCACCTCAAACCAGATACAGGCATTCAGGTACTGGCCGCCGCCCACATCACCGTCGTGGTACAGGTCACTCTTGCACAGATCGTCACCCACGGTCTTTCTTGCGATGGCCCAGGCCTGACCGCCGGGAATCTGATCCACACCGTTCCGGTCTGCCACCTCCTGGGAGAGCATATTGATGTTATTCTGCCGCACCGTCTGATCGGCGGTGGTGGCAATGGCCTCACTGAAGCCCACCTGGTAAGCCCAGGTATTGTGCCAGTACAGCTTGGCATTGGGGTAGTTGGTCTTCAGATAGTCGAAGTAGCCGTCTGCATTGACCAGCTTCTCCCGGGCAGCCTCCACCTTGGTAACGCCGGAGCCGTAGTGCTGCTGGAAGGTAATCACATCCCATTCGTCATAAGCCAAAGCGGCGCTGATTTTCAGGTTCTCCGGGTTCTTGAAGCGGCCGAAGTCGTTGGTGACCCAGAACTGCTCATACTTTTCCGCATCGCTCTGCAGCCACTCCCAGTGCTCCTGGACCAGGCAGCCGCCATTGTACAGGTTGTTCACATTCAGCTGCACACCGGCCGCGTCAGCCACACCATGCAGCTCCTCCACAAAGTACCAGCAGAAGGAGTTGCCGATCATCAGCACATCGATGACCTGATTCTCCGTATCCTCCTGCCAGCAGGTAATCTCCGCATAGTCGGTGCCGTCCACGGTGACAGTGACCTTCTCCTTGGCCATGCCGGAGCCGTTGAACCACATCTCCTTGGGTGCCAGGATATTGGCGTAGCTGTAAATCTTCACACCCTTGCCCAGCTCCACACAGCCGGTAACCGCGGCACCACCCTTGTGGAACACCTTGGCGCCCTCTGCATTCAAAGCATACAGGGTAGAATCCTCGATGGTCATGCCGGTTCCCGAGTAGTCGCCGTCATTCACATAAAAGCTGAAGCAGCCCTGGGCTTGGGACACCAGGGTGGAGCCGGTGATCCGGTTGGTCTCCTTGTAAGCCTCGTTGGTATCGAACATAACCGCGCAGGTACCGTAGGTGCAGAACAGCTCTGCATTCTCAACGGCCATGCCGCCCTCTTTCACACGCAGGCAGTCCGCATAGCTGCGCACGGTACCATTCTTCACGGTGGTGACGCCGTTTTCCGTACCGGCCTTTTCCACCATAATGCCAATGCCCTGCTTTTCATTGGTTTTCAGGGTAAAGCCACCCAGGTCCAACGTAGCGGAATAGGGCAGATTCAGGCTGGTGTTCATAGAAACATCCTTCAGAAGGGTGATCTGGGTATTGCCGTTCTCGGCAACCGCCGCCACCAGCTCCTCGGGCGTCGTTACATACTTGGTTTCCGTGCCGTTGACGATCTTGGCAATGGCATTGGGATCCACCTGCGCAGCCGCAGACCCACTGTCACCCTCGCCACAGGCCACCAGGCCCACCGCCAGGCAAAGCACCAATAACATCGCGATGAAACGTTTCATACCATAACCTCCTTTGGTTTGTACCGGTCCATTATATCATACCCCTTCCCCCCACGCAACCATAAAATTCCAATTTCTCGCGCTGTTTCAAATTGGGGCGCACCTCATGCCTCCCTCTGACGAGGGAGGTGCCCCGAAGGGGCGGAGGGAGAGAAAAAAGCAAGGTGTATCAACGACTTTCTCTCCCCCAGTCGCCGTTGGCGACAGCCCCCTCGTCAGAGGGGGCCATACGCAGTGCGTCAATTCAACAGCTCGATAAACCCGAATTTACAGCGCAAAAAGTCCGCAACCTCGGTTGCGGACTTTTCTCTTACTTCATCAGCTTGCAAACCAATTCGGTGTACGCCATGGGATCCGCCAGGGGCAGATCTGCCAGCAGCTGGGCCTGGGCATACAGCAGCGCCGCATAATCCTTAGCCTTTTGGGTATCGCTGATCAGGGCCGTCTGCATGGCCTTCACCGCATCATGCTCTATGTTCAGCTCCAGCACATGGGAGGTGGGGATGGGCAGCTCCGGATTGACCCGGCGCATATACTTCTCCATTTCAAAGCTCATGCCGGTGGCAGACCGGACAGCCGCAGGGGCAGCGCCCAAAGAACCGGACAGCTTCACTTCCGTCACGTTCTCCCCCAGAGTCTCCTTCACGAAGGTCAAAAAGTCCTTCATTTCCTCGGTCTTTTCCTGGGTGGCCTTCTTTTCCTCCTCGGTCTGCAGATCCTCGGTGGCGGCATTGCAGAAGGGCTTGTCCTCATAATGCATCAAAGCCTGGGGAATGAACTCGTCCACCTCATCGGTAAACAGCAGCACATCATAGCCCTTGTCCTCCAGAAGCTTCACCTGGGGCAGCTTGGCAAGGCGATCCTTGCTCTCACCGGAGATATAATAGATCTTCTCCTGACCCTCTGCCAGGGCATATTCCTTAAGGCTGATCAGCTTGTTTTCCTTGTGGGACCAGAACAGCAGCAGATCCTTCACCGCATCCTTGTGGGCGCCGTAATCTGCCACACAGCCATACTTCAGCTGCCGACCGAATACCCCGTAGAATTCCTCGTACTTCTCCCGGTCATTTTCCAGCATGGAGGAAAGCTCACTCTTGATCTTCTTTTCGATGCCCTTGGCAATGATCTTCAGCTGACGGTCATGCTGGAGCATTTCCCGGCTGATGTTCAAAGAAAGATCCAGGCTGTCCACCACACCCCGCACAAAGCGGAAATGCTCCGGCAGCAGATCCTCGCAGTTTTCCATAATCATCACGCCGGAACTGTACAGCTGCAGACCCCGCTGATAGTCCTTGCTGTAGAAATCAAAGGGCGCCTTGCCGGGGATGAACAGCATGGCCTTAAAGCTGACCGTACCCTCCGCAGACCAGTGGATGGTGCGCATGGG